GATTAAGCGAGACTGAAAGCGTGTTGTACCCAGCACGGAAAGTCCAGCCCTCGACAAAGCCCTGAAAGATTGACCCCATGTTGCCAGGTAGATCATTGATCGCCACTGGCATGCCCATGAAGACTTCAATCAATGCGTCACGGTCTGCGTCGTCTACTTCAGGATTGGTCAAGTCATAGGTAATTTCACTAAAAATTGGCTGTGGGTCTTTTCGAAGTGCCAAGTAAAAGTTTGCCTGGGCAGTCGCGTCAGCTGCGTCGTGCAGTGTCGTTGTAATGATTTGAGACAATGTGCCATAAGTGTTAATTGATGTAGCGTCGCTGGCAGATTGATCGGCACTGCTAGTCGCGCCGTATTTGATTGTCACATTGTTTCGCACGTCGCCCGCACGGGTTTCGGTACGCAGCCCTGCTGCACGGGCTTGATTGGCAGTGATTTGAATGTAACCGTTTGCTGATAGGTATTGACTGCGGTGTGTACTTTTGGCATAGGAAATTCGCCCCTGTGCGTCCTCGTAAATGTAGCCAAGCCCTGAAGTCGCTAGGGCTGAAACAAGGCTATAAACGTCTGTGCGGCTAGATGAACGGGCTGCCAACTCATAATCACCTGGACGATCAATTTCGCCTAAACCCACGTTTTCAGCATTTGCCCAAGTCGTGGTCGGTTCGTAGGTTGCCCAACTCAATGCCCCTGGCACTTCAGCCCAGGTGTTAAGCAATAAATTTGAAAGAATTTCATAGATTTGATCGCCGTCAAAATCCTTTGAAAGTACGCCGTTGGTTAATGCTTTCGGCAGGCGTGCCAATGCGCCCAATGCCGTGATCGAATAGGTCTGCGTGAACATAGTCGAACCCACGTCACGCACTTCCAAACCAATGTCCACGACGCTACCGCCAAAGATCGGCACAAAGGTGCTTGACGTGTCTTCGACTTCAATTGTAATTGTTGAATTGATTGCAACTGGGATTGTTGCTTGATTCAGGTCGATTAACTGAATGTTTGTATAGCCCGCTTGCGCTTGCTCATAAATGTTTGTTCGACCGCTTTGAATAGTTAGATTTGCCAAGACTGCGTTTGTGTATAAAACGCCATCAATTTTGACCCGCCAAACAGGATTCCATTGCGTCATGTTGTTACCAGATTGCTCGCCCCACCTGTGCCGCGATAAAAGGAATTGTTGAGGACGTCAACAATTGTGCGCGCTGTGCCTTCTTTATCAATTGCACCTGTAACGGTGACGTTGACAATTGATGTAGCCCCTGTTTCTGCACCAGGAAAACCGCTAGAAGCATAATTGCCTGCGTTTGGATTGCTTGCAAGCATTGCAGCAGCCTCGGCAGCTGTTTGACTTGCAATTGCCACACCGCCTACGCCACCGCTAGAAATACCAACACCCGCGCCACTACGACTGCCACCTGTAATTGATGGGACGGTTGCTTTTGGAATTGTGCTAGTTGTCGTTCCCGTATTAAAAGTTTGACCGCTTGGCATTGTGCCGCTAAAACCTGCAACCGACGGCATGTCGCCAATTTTTGCAATGCTGCCAATGTCTGCACCTGGCTTAATTAAGTTAAGCCCACGAATAACTAAGTTAATGCCGTCAATGGCAAAATTGATCAATGGTTTAATTGCGCCTAAAACCTTGGCAAAAATAGTAATAACAACCCCTGCAATTTCACCAACTGCACTTAAATAAGTGCCAAGCACTTTACCTAATTTTGGCGCAAAATATGCAACCACGTCGAAAAACGATTCAAACTGATCTCTGCTGCCAATGATTGCGTCTTTAACATTGTTAAAAATATCTTTTGCACCGTTAAAAATAGGAAGCACTGTGTTTTTTAATGTGGTAGCAATTTTAGTCAATGACGCGCTAAAAGCATCAGCCTTAATGAAATCAAATCCTGCAGAAAATGTTTCAATTACTGGTAATGCTTTTGTATTAATGAAATCCAACAAACTGCCCAAAATAGGTAATAACGCTGTGCCAATACTTTCTGAGGCTTCACCAAATGCCGTTTTAACACGCGCAATTTTTCCTGCATAAGTTTCTGCGTTTGCTGCTGCCGCCCCGCCAAATAAAGTTGACAACCTGCCTTGCACTTGCTCAAAACTCATTGACTTTAATTCCGCGGTGGATAAGCCAATGCCTAATTTGCCAAGTGCTGCCGTGTTGCCGTCAAAACCTTTACTTAACGCATTTGCAACGGTTTCTAATGGCTTACCTGTTGCGGTGGATACGTCTAAGGCAATTGCCAATAAGTCTTGCGCTTTTGCGGTGTTGCCTGTTGAAATTACTAGGCGCGCTAAGGCTGGGCGTAAAGCGTCGTCAGCAACACCTGTTGCCAATGACATTTTAAGGATTGCTTGCTCGGTTGCTTTAACTTGACCGTCTGTTGCCCCTGTAGCGTTTTTTAAAGCCAAAGCCAATTGTGTCTGTGCTTTTTCGTCAGCAATTGCAGCCTTCACGCCGTCAACGCCGATCTTAATTGCGTAAGCACCTGCAGCAAGCGCCGCAGCTGCTAGCGCACCGCCAATCATTTTGCTTGTTTTGCCAATTTTGTCGCCAAATGTATCTACGTCACCCGACGCAGTTTTGAGTGATTTGTTAAGACCGTCAACGTCACCAAGAATTGAGAGTTTGAGGGTACGACTGCCAGCAGCCATCAGTTGTATTCCTTAACTATTTTTGAAAACGATTCTTCCCATTTTTTAACAATGTCAGGTTGGACGCTTCGAAGTGTTGGATAAATAAACCAACCCCGTGACCCGCGACCTTCGCGACCTGACCAGACTGGAAACTGCTTATATTTATTTGAACCGAATTCGTACCCGCCCCATAGTTGCTGGGTCGTACCGCCGCCGCTTAATTTTTGACTGGCAAAACCAAACGAGATTTCACCAATCTTTGACGACTTGGAAACTTTTGAACCCTGGGCAATTTTTGGCGCAACTTTATTTGACGCGCCACCGCTTGCTGAAACAATTTTGTCGCGAACATATTCAGCAAGTTTGGACGTTTGTATTTTTGCCTGGGCGGTTGCTTCTTCGTCCATTGCTTTGAAAGATTTAAGGATTGCGCGCAATTCTGCTTTGTCATAGGAAATTGATTCCTTAGCCATTTGCCCGCCTTCCTAAAATTTCAATGACCGTCAAAATGTCTTCGGCACTTTCAAAGTCATTTGGTGATAGCCCTGCTGCCAGGGCTACCTCCCAAACGATTCGACTTAGGCTTCCGACTGGGTGACTTTTGGGTTTGCTTCACCGACGATCACTTCGGAGATTGTCTCCGTCCATGCTTCGATTGGCTTGACTGGCTTACCAGCTGCTTCTCGTTTCATGGCGTGATAAGCAAGAAAAACAAGATCGGAAATTCCGATTTTGTCTTGCGCCTGGCTGATCGTGTTCCCTGTGGATTTCTCCCAGCGAACCCATTCAGGTGGCGCAGCGGTGAAGGTTGCCTGCGTACCGTCGTTATATTCAATTGTTATTGGTAGTTTCATTTTGTCTCCCGATTGTTAGTGACTAGAAGGTCTCTGAAGGTGTTCCCACCACGACAAATGATAGATCAACTGTCTGTGCGTCTGGTGCTGCACCGCCGACGGCTGGAAATACTGGCATGACGTTGAACGCAAATACTGCGCCTGTTGCGGCAGTTAGTGAACAAGCCAATGTTGTGTTTGGTGCTGTTTCGCATGCAGTCCATAGGGCTTCACACAATGATGACGCTGCGCCCCAGTCTGCAAGCATTGAAACGTCAAAAGCCCACTGATCGTCAATGTGCTTGTAAGCCTTGCCGTCTAGTGTTTGGTAAGTTTCAACTGTTGGTGAGTTCGCAAGAACTGCGCTGGTCGCTTGCGCGTCGTAGTTAACGGTCGCGATCGTCAACACTAAATCGCGACCCGTGATGATCGTTGTTGGCACGTTATCTCCTTAGTTTGTTTGGGTGTAATAAGTCGAAACGTTTATGTCAGCGACCAGCATTGGACTTTGTCCTACTTCCAACACCGTCGGCTTTTCAACAACGCCTACGACGTATCCTGCGGGCATTGCCGCAAGAATTCCTATGATGAGTTTTTCTAGATTGTCCAGGGAACCTGCATTGCTGTTTGAAGCAACAATGGCGGTGATTGCAAAATTAATCTTGACCTTTGTTGAAGCCTTGCCAATAAGTACAACTTCCATGTAAGGCGTATCAGGCACAATGACGATTGCTGGT